GTTGCATGGCAGACTTGGCGATGCGGTCAATCATCATCCCCGCCATCAGCGCTTCCTGCGGATCCAGCATTCTCATCTGCACCATACGTCCCAAGTCTTCCTTGCTGTACTTGGTGGCAAGCTCGCGGATCTCATCCATCCGCACATCTAAGGTATCGCGCTTCATGCTTAACCCTTCAACAGATGATCGACCGCTAGGTCAGCTAGACCGCCGCCTGCGTAGCTAGACATCAAACCGCCTTCTTTGCTACTGGGAAATAATTTACTAGCTCCATAAGCCGCCGTACCCAAGCCAGCAAGTTGCGCCGTCAAAGATGGTGGCGCACGATAAACGGCTTCTGTCGTTTGCTGCGGAACTCCCTTCAACATCTCTGTCAGGAACGCAATCTGCTGGTATGGATACTGTTTTTGCTGCAAGAAGTCTTCGTATTCGCGATTAAGAACTTGCTGTCTTAACGCTTGTTGTTGCTGACCTGCTCCCTGCAACGCATTTATGATTGACTGCTGCTGTTTCATTTGCTCTGCACCCAGACCACCCAACTGCTGTGCCGCCTGCAACTGTGTCTGCAATCCTTGCATAGTCAAGCCAGCACCGTACTGACGTGACGCTTCTGTTGCCTGCTGTGCCTGTAGCGCTCGTGCTGCTTCTGTGCCGTACAGATTCTGTGCCTGCTCGAATGCAGCCTGCTGACCTTTCTGCTGAATGTCAGCCTTCTGCTGCGCTAGATTCCTAGCAGCCTCTGCTTCCATAATCGCCTGACGACTACCGCCGTACGCACCACGGCTAACAGCCTGTGCTTTCATCTGTTGCCCAGCAATATCTGCCTGACGCTGCGCTTCCCGCTGCTGGATATCAATTACGTTCTGCGTGTACGGTGACATGTACAGACCAGCTAGTCCCGGCGTGGTAAAGCTAGCCGTACCAAACTGTTGCGGTCCGTACTGTACATCGCCCGCCTTCAGGCCAGCCGCTGTAGCAAACTGTGATGCTGGGCCGAGTTGCTGTGCAGGGCCAAGGTTTGCTGCTGCCTGAAACGCAGTAGATTGAAGCGGATCAAACCCTTCAATCCGCTCACCCATGTAGCGGGTGTAAGGGCGCATAGCCAGACCTAATGCCTGGCTTGCAGCCTCTGTAATCATCGGCTTGAACTCTTCTGGGTAACTTAGTTGCGTTACCGATTGAGAAGTAGGTTGGCTGCCTCCACTCTCGCCGCCAATCGAAAAAGTAAACCACGAAGGGTCAAACAGAAACTTCAAAAAGTTAAACATTTAAGTGCTCCTCGCGGTATGAATCAAATCGCTCCGCAACAATGTCTTTCCAAACTTCCGGCATGTGCTTCTTTGCTTCTTCTGCACCCACGCAAATGTGGACCATATAAGCAACTATGTTTCCAGCCGCATACCTAAGATTGTGAGCTATTTCGATTCCGTGCTCGTCTTTGTTTCTTTCGTAAAAGTTTGCAGTACTGTACGCCGACACCACAGAAATCCACATCGGTGCAATTGCGTACTGAATGTTTCGATAGAACGGATTCAACGGCAAATAAACTAACGCTATCAAAAATGCTTCGTTGATTGCGTCTTCAGTTACTTCTTTATCTTGGTCAACCAGATCGTCCCAAACGTGCGCCAATCTGATTAACATGCGATATACCTGAAGCGCATCTTCGTTGCCGCCGAACCACTCTAATTTTCCAGATTGGCTCATGCAGGCAGTAACTTCTCTGCTTTGCTATCTACCGCTACTCTGCCCCGACCTATCGACTTACGCCGCGCCTTCTGTACTCGATCCATCATTGCGTACAGTCTACGTGCGCCTGCGTCTGTCGAACCGTTGCCGATCTCTGACACGATACGCGCCGGAATTACAAACTCACCATCAGCAAGACGAGCAGGCTGCCGGTTGCCAATAGAAGCAGGGATAGAATCAGATACTCCATCGCCCGGCCCTTTCAGTAAACGTCCACCATCAGAGTAATCACCCAAGTGATACCCACCGCCAGCATAGCCACCCATCGCCATCGTGGTTACAGGCGCTGTGTTAGCCGAAGCCGTTATCGGAATACCTGCCTCGTTTACTGGCACAACCGCAGGCTGTCCCGGCGCAGCAGGCTGAGCTGGCTGGATTTGTTTCTCACCGATGTTTGCCAACTGCTGCTCGTAACCCTGCTGCTGCGCTTGCGGCGGTGGTGGCAACTGTGGCAAACCAGTCAATCCAGGCATCAGTTGATTTGTAACTGGTGCTGCTGCTGGCGCATCAAACCGCAAACCACGCTGCAAAGGAGGCGCAACCTGTGCCGCTTGCGATGCTAACGTTTGCAGTCCAAGTTGTTCTTGGAATGTTGGATTAAGCGGGAAAGCGCCAGGCACAAGAATGGGGCCGCGATTTTGTGGGGTTTGCAAGCCTGAAGCGGTAGGCGTCACTTTTTGCAAAGCAGCTTGCAGATTCTCTGGCGTATATTCCAATACTGTGCCTGGTGCATATTTTTCAACAGCTTTGGGCGCTAACCCGCGCACAAACTTTTGCTTGTAGTCTTCGGTCTGTTTTAAGGCGTCTACCAAAGATTGTTGTGTCTGGCCTCGGGAATACTTGTTAATCTCCTCAAGCGTTGGCTGCCTTCCCAACACGTCTTTAAATGTAGTAGCTATGGCCTCAATCGGCAACTTGTTGGCTGCGGTAATAGACTCCAGCCCAAGCTTGTTGACGTTCTCAAGGAACGCCGACTGGCCTTTAATGTAGCCACGCAACTGGTTGAAGTTGGTTGGCTTGGCCTTCTTCATTGCAGCAAGCTCACCGCTGGTCGGCTCACGACCAGTGTAGTACTGCCAGTTCTCACGCAAGTCATCATCCGTGTACGACATCTTTGCCGTCACGTCTGGCAACTTCGTAGCAAACGTAGCAATCGCGGCATCGCTCGTGCGCGTACCCAAGAACCTATCCATCTCCGCTGCTGTCGGACGACGGCCAGCGACATCCTCGAAGATGGAAGTAATGTCTTTTTCTTCCATTAACCGAGTTGTTTTGTCGTAAGCAAACTTGGTCAGCGGCTTGTACTGACCTGCGGTCTTGAGTTGTGCGTTGAGCGCGGCAATCTGTTTATCAATGTCAGCAACACTTGCTTGTTTTACAGAATCGATTATCGGACTAAATACACCAGCACCCGAACCGGAGACTTTCTTTGTCAAAGCATCATTCTTTTGATCTTGTAATGATCTGATTTTTTCCTGAATTGTTTCAGGCGAATCAAACTTAGTTGGGCGCAGCGCCTGCACTCCGGTTGCTTTACGGCCAGTTTCATCCTGCCATGCCTGCTTCTCTGCTGCTAGCTTGTCTTGATACTCGTTATACTTCTCCATAGCTGCGTCATACGTTGCCTGCGCTTTAGCTGTAGCCGCTTCATTTGCAGCCACCATCTTGTCACGCGCCACGATGCTGGACTGGTACGCCTTGGCTTGGTTCAAGCCTGCGTTAGCTGTGTTTAGTTGCTTCGTAATATCAGCGATTGGCTTGGCATTTGCTCGTCTGTTTTTGTTCAACTCGGCAAGCTGTGCCTTCAGGTCATTGACCTGACCTTGGTAGCCCTCAAGGTCACTGTACTTTTCAAGCGATGCGATCTTCTTATCTAGTGCTGCTGTACTGGACAGTTTTGGTTTCGGCTCTGGTGGTTTTGCAACTGACTTGAGCTTGGATATGAAGCCGCCTGTAGCCAGTGCTACCACACCGCCTGCTGCAAACTGCTGCTCCCCCGTGTACGGATCCGTGCGCTGGTAGTCCATAGGCTTGAATACGTTCTCTGATACCGGCTCATTACGTGGCACTGCATATCCGAATGGGCGGATGTTTGCCATCGGGTAATTCGTGTTGGCCCCAGTAGATGCCTGCTGTGACATTCTTTCTACCGGCAAATCAGCTAGGCCGCCTTCTGCAAAGAATGTGTACTGGCGCTCGCCTGACAGTCCCGGCGTAGGACCAGCAGCATATTCACCCGTGTACGTGCGGCTAGGACGAATCGGCTCACCTTGCTGCATGAGATTGGGTTGCTTTTGATTTTGTTGTGACAACATCAAAGCTGAAACGCCAGAAGCCGCCAACGGCATTCCATACTGACCCAAGAATTCTTTGCGATACTTCTCGCCCTCTTCACCAGTACTGAAGAACTTGCCAGCGCCTTCGCTAATTCGATCAAACATCGACGGCTGCTGGACGGCAGTTTGTACCGACGCAGGTTGCGCCGCAGCGGCTTGCATGTTTTGCGGAGAAAAGATGGGCTGACCCGTCGCTGGGCTTAACACCGCACCTGCCGGAGCTGCTACGGTTGGAGCTACCGGCGTTATTGCTGCCGTTGGGGCACCAAAACCAGCAGCCGACGGAGTGCTAAACACACCACCTTTCATCTGCTCAACCGTCATTGATCCCAAGTTAGCCACGGGCGCAGGTGTTGCAGCTAGACTTTGAGCAGCAGCACCTTGTGCCGCCTTGCCTGCACCAAACAATCCACCACCTAATCCAGCGCCGCCGTACGCACCCAAGCCCATCATCAAGCCTTTACCAAGGCTTCCTGTGGCAACGGTGCCGATAGCGCCCATCGTCAGCGCCGCTTGCATAGCACTCATGCCAGCAGCCTTTAGACCCATGCCAGCAATTGTTGGCAACAACGCGGCAAGGAAGAAAGCCTCTGGCAAGCCGGTTTCTGGGTTGATGGTCAGGCTACCGCCGTGTGCCATCGCTAATGCCTGTAAGCCCTGTACCTCACGAGGGGTCATGTGAACAAGCATAGAGTCGCCATGACGACCGGCGCTCTGCAAGTGTTTGGCAAGGGTGTGGAGGCTCATAGCGCACCTTCAATAAATTTTGTCAATCGTATCATGTGGGTAGCCGCGAAACAAAGGTAACTGTCGTGATTAACGACGGTATCGACGGACGCACAAACGGGCTAGATGAAGCCGGTAATGCCGCTACCCTGACATCAGGATGCGATGCCGCTACCACCAAATCAAACGTGCTGTTCGCTTCTGCCACAAGGAAGAAATTCCATGCTGCTACCGCCGCGCCGTTACGGCTGCCGTGTTTCGACGGTATCGTCAACTGTGTTGCTGATTCGTAAACATCTGTCCCGTCTACTTGTGCCCACACGTCAACATCATGGGCTTGCGAATCACTATTTTCAAACTGTGCGCTGAACTGGTAGTTGTATATTCCGGGATACGTCACCTGCACGCTGCCGTTGGACAGCGCCGTATCTATCGTGGCGTTGGCGTCCGTGTTGTTTAACGTAAGAGTAGTTACAACGTTAGACGTTAGCGTTACGCTTTGATTTGAAAAATACGACCCGCACGGCACACTGCCAAACCTGCCGCCGCCCTCTTCTACAAATGCAGCAAATGCACCGCCAAGCTGCTGGAAATACAAGCGCAGGACTCGGTTTAACTGATCCTGATACTCGCGGCTGTAGTTCACCGTACCCAGCGGTAAAGCCGGGACAGGGGGAACAATCAGCCTGCTAGTAACAGAAACATTAGCCATTTATCTCCTGCCATCAGCCCTGACGTCGATTCGCGGAACGCCTAGTTGCCAAGCGCATCCCAACTGATTTGAGCTGACCTTGAATGCCATCTGCCGTCCGCGCAGGCGGGTATACACAATCTCCGTAAACTCCTGCACCGTGTAGTACCGTGTGCCGTTATAGGACTGCGCTGATGCCACCGTCGGCGTGTCTGCCGTCCCGTATAGCGCGCCAGGATTCTGCCGTGGCCGTACCGTAAACGTCACCTCCGGCGTGGCGGGTGTCGGCGTACTTGATCCGTCAAACGTAATGTCAGGAATCATTCGCCACACAAAGCCAAAGTTGTGACCATCCCCGATGTCAAAGTCAGACGACTGGATGTAAGCGTTGATAGGCCTGACCTGACCGCTGACCTCTACGTCATCGTTGCCGTTTTCATGGAACACAATCGTCTGGCTGTAAGAAGCGCCCATCGGGTATGTCCGCAGCGGGCTATCCAGCCATGCCGTGCGACCCAGCGTGCCGTAGTACCAGACCTGATCCAGATAGTTGTACACAACGTAACGGTCGATCACCGTTGAGTTGGCAGAGCAGTAATACCACCAGACTTCACTGTAGCCCTCGTTCGTACCGGCGAAGAACTGATACGACTGATCAAGATTGATGTCGTTGTACACATACTGGCGCAGCGCACATGGTAACGTTTCCACACGCCCGGTGTAGGCGTAGAACTTGTCCGTGCCCATCCAGTAGGTAATGTTGTTTGCCGTAGCCACAGCATTCGGCCCAACGATGGAAATGTTGTCCGACAGAATGTTGAAGCCCCAGACATATGGTGGCCCCAGATACTGCATTGAGAACACAGCCGCGTCCGTGAATACCAGTATCTCCTGCCGTGTCTGCTGGGCAGTGATGATGGTTGAGCCGGACGACAGTCGGAAGCTACCAGCCTGATTTGTAATCGCAGGCGTCCAAGTCTGATAGTCCTCCTGATCTGACCAACGAATCAGCATCGGATCTTGCTCAGTAGAGCCGTAGTCATTGACGCCGAACGTGATCAAAAATCGCGACGAGTCAGACACCATCACAAAGTTACAGATTGACGGACAGTTGGCGTCTGTCTGGTACACCCCGCTGCTGGTGTTAGATAAGATCGTAGCCCGCGTGTTGAACAGGATGTTGCCTGCGCCGCTATAAGCAGGCACCCACATATACAGCGCACCGCCACGCGGGTTGATAATTAGGTAATCGCCATAGTTGGCCTCTGACCACAGACGCAACTGCTGCGGGATGCCGAACGCCGCTGACTGCCCCCAGCCGGTGAACGAGTTGGCGTTGTACACCACCGTACCGTTGGCATGACTGCTTGCCACCGTACCGTTAGCGCCGCGTGTCGTGCCGGTAAAGATAGTGGCAGTGTTGCCGGTGTACTTGGCTAACTCCTGATCCATCAGGATGGTGCCGGTGCCATTGGAAAAGCCGGTCGTAGACACAACCGTCACGTTCGTGTTGGAAGAATCCAGTGCCGCCGACAGCGTCGTCTGCGTCGCACCCGTAGAAAAGCCGCCCCACAGACCAGCACCCCAGCCCGCTAGGAAGCCGTAAGTCGGCAAGCCTACGTTAATCTGATACTGCGCTGTGACTGTGCCGCCGCCAGTAGCAGACGAGCTAGCATTCGTCAGTGCAGCAATCGTGTACGTGTTAGTGGTGGCCGTCAGAATCTCAAACTCACCGTTCAGATCCAAACCGCCTACAGTCGACGCACCGGAGAACGTCACGTAGTCCCCGGCAATCGCGCCGTGATCAGCATCCGTCACGGTCACAATGTTGGAACCGCTGGTAGTCGTAAACGGATTTGTCAGTACGTCAGTCGCGCGGATCGGCGTGATGTCGTTATAAGTACCGCCGTTCTCGACGTAGTACTTAACGTTCGTACCCACGCCCAGCAGGTTGTAACCGCGCAGCGTCACCCAGTTCCACAGACTGCGGGCAAGACCAAGATAG